AGGTCTTCATGGAGGTGTAAAGGTGTTTATCAATGGATGTTGGCTAGGAAACGCAAAAGATGCATGGGAACTTTACAAAAGTTTGAAAATGAAAAAACACAATGGTATTATCAATATTTACACTTCAATTATATTTGATATTAAGCATAAGGAAATCAGAGTATGCAATGAAGCAGGACGTTTGACCCGACCAGTACTTCGTGTACTTCATAATAAATTGGTACTCAATAAGAGCCATATTAAAGAGATTCGCGATCGCTCTCTAGTTTGGGATGATCTATTGACTAATATGCGTCACCCGGAAGCAGTAATTGAATATATTGATCCTGCAGAGCAAAATCTTAGTATGATTGCAATGCAACCAAATGAGCTATCTCAAAAAGGGCTTTCTAAGATTTATCGCTACACGCATTGTGAGATTCATCCTAGTACTATCTTTGGCATTCTAGCCTCGTGCATTCCTTTCCCTGAACATAATCAGTCTCCCAGAAACACATATCAGTGTGCTATGGGTAAACAAGCAATGGGAATGTATGTTACAAACTACGATCAGCGAATGGACAAGACAGCATATGTGCTAACTTACCCGATGCGTCCGCTTGTTGATACACGAATTATGAATCTTATGGAGCTTACTAAAGTTCCGGCTGGAAGTCAGGTAATTGTAGCTATTATGACTCATACTGGCTATAATCAGGAAGATTCCATCCTGTTTAATGAAGGATCGGTAAAACGTGGCTTGTTCCAAGCAACTATCCTTACGACAGTGAAGGATGAGGATAAAAAGATTCATGGCGATGAAGAGATTCGTTGTCAACCAGAAAAGTCAAAGACAAAAGGTATGAAATATGCTAACTACGATAAGGTAAATGAGCAAGGTGTTATTCCAGAAGATACACTTTTGGAAAATCGTGATATTATTATTGCAAAGGTCCTGCCTATTAAAGATGCTAGAAATGATCATACAAAGGTTATTAAATATGAAGATCAGAGTATGATGTACAGAACAAATGAAGAATCTTATGTAGACAAGAACTTCATTGATCGTAATGGAGATGGTTACAACTTTTGTAAAGTGCGTGTTAGAACAGTACGTCAGCCAGTAATTGGCGATAAATTTAGTTCTAGGCATGGACAAAAGGGTACTATGGGAAATATTATTCCAGAATCTGATATGCCTTTCACATCTGATGGTCTTAAACCTGATATTATTATAAATCCACATGCTATTCCATCTAGAATGACAATTGCTCAGCTGAAAGAAACTTTGCTTGGAAAAGCTTTGTTGGATCTTGGATTGTTTGGCGATGGTACAAGTTTTGGAGATCTGGAGATTAAGGATATTTGCAAGCATTTGCAAGCTGCAGGTTATGAATCTAATGGCAATCAGCGTTTGTACAATGGTCTTACTGGTGAACAGCTAGAAACATCCATATTTATCGGACCTGCATTCTATCAGCGTCTTAAACATATGGTATCAGATAAGACACATAGCAGAAGCTTTGGTCCTAAGGTAAATATGACCAGACAGCCAGCTGAAGGTCGTCGCAGAGATGGTGGTCATAGGTTTGGTGAAATGGAACGTGATTGCATGTGTTCACATGGTGCATCGCGATTTACAAAGGGTCGTATGATGGATGCATCTGACGGATTTGGCACATATGTTTGCAAGTGTTGTGGATCATTTGCAGCATTCAACAATGAAAAACATATCCATATGTGTAATATGTGTGATAATAGAACAGACTTTGCATATGTAGAACTGCCATATTCTTGCAAGCTATTGTTTCAGGAATTGGTAACAATGAATGTTGCTCCTCGCATAATTACAAGATAATTTAACATGTTTAGCCAGTGTATTAATATTTTTATATCGATAGAGTATATACAATGTCTGGAAACAACTGTGATAAGAACAACAAGAAAAGTAATCTTGGAGGTGGTGTACCTGGACTAGTTGGCAATGGTGGTCATGGAGGACGTTCACGAGGAGCCGGCTCGTCTCAAGATAGATTTAGATTAAGAAATGGTTTTGGTCAGTATCAGTTTCTTGTAAATGCAGGAATAAAGCCTGAAGAAGAAGTCTGTGTTAACCGTAAAACTGTTCTTACTCCATTTAGACAAGCATTTAATGCTGGAGATTATCTAGGAACTATTAATAGTGGTCCTAGCTCAAAATTACCTCAAATTAATCAGGTTAATAGCTTGATTGCAGTTTTAACTGCTCCTGGACAAGATGGACTTCAAAGTGGCGGTGCTGGATTTACTGGAAATCAGCGTTATGTATATGATTCATCTGATTATACACGTTTTAAAAATCTCCAGGCTAAAAATCGTAATTACAATGATGTCACAACAGGTGGTGATGAAAGTAATGCTTCTCAAGTGGCATTAATGCGCGTACGTCGTTAAGGGATTTATTTTCTACAAGTATTACATAATGAATAAGATCCTTGTTGAGTTTTTAGGTACACTTTTCTTCCTCTATGTTATCATTACAACTGGTAATGCTCTAGCCATTGGTGCTGCATTAGCAATTGCTATTATGGTTGGAGGATCTATCTCTGGAGGAAACTTTAACCCAGCTGTTACAATTATGATGGCTGTTGCAGGTAAACAGCCTATGAAGGATGTCGTTCCTTACATTCTTGCACAAGTTGCTGGTGGATTAGCCGCGTTTGAGCTAAGCAAGCGTATCAAGCTATAAATCTTTAGCATTATAAGTTAATTTCTTTAATTAATGTATAATGCCCAAAACAAGACGTAATAGAAAAGTCGGAGGTAAAAGACGTAAATCAATGAAAGGTGGTAATATCGATATTCATGGGTTTTTACAGAATGTACAAGAAAGCGCCCAAAAGGTCAGAGAACATTCTAAGTTTGACGAAGAAAAAAAGAAGTTGGATGAACATGTCAAAGCTATGCAAGACGAATCAAGAAGACTGGCGCAAAGTGGAATGTCATCCACACAACAAGCAGTATCTAGCGGAATGTCATTATTTGAAAAGGGGTCGGAAGCTGCCTCTAGTGCAATTAAGAGAGGAGGAGGTTATGGATACAAGAAAAGAAAACCGCGCCGCCATTATCAGCGAGGAGGAGATACTACTCCTGAAGAAGCACGACGAATTGCTGAAAATCATGATACGGTTAATGCTGTTAGACAAGAACTTCAACTAAATATTAGGACTGTTGACGAGTTGATGGCTAAAATTAATGCTCCTGGTGAACATACTGATGAAAAAAATCAGGATATCGGCAAGTTAGAGGCAGCTCTAGTAAATAAAGTTGCAATACATGAAAAACTCGCTGCACTCGTTGATAGAATTACTAATGACGAAATGTCTTCTAAGTATCTTAAGGGAGAAACAGGACACCATGTAGATCAAGCTGTAAAATCTGTCCAAGCAAATGCAGCAAAGGTAATTTCTGATGCTCAATCTCAAATTACTGAAGAAGTAAATGCACGTGCTGAAACGGCTATACAGCAGGCCCAACAAGCACAAGAAGACTCTAAAGGATTTTTAAGCAAAATAGGCGAAGCTTTAGGGTTTGGAGGGGATAAGAGTGATCAACCAGCTGCTGTGTCTGGGGGTCGTCGTAGAAAGCGTAAAGGTCGCAAGACAAAAAGAAGATCACGTAAAGGTAAACGTCATCCTAAAAAGGGCCAGCGTTCAAAAACGCGAAAAGGTCGTTTAGACTTTAGAACACATAAGGGCGATAAATACTACAATCGCAACGGACATCGCCAAACACGAAATCGTAAGGGCAAGAAAGGACGCCCATACGCTTCTCGTAAACGAAGATAAATATTATTGAACTGATAAAATTATCACTTCAATATCTCTCTTATTTCTTTTTTGTAACAATTCTCATTAGTATGTAAAGTCCTAACAGTCCTAAAGAACCGTAAAATAGTTGTATTAATAAATCATCAGGCATATCAGCAGATTTCTTTTTCTTTTGTTTTGTATCTCTTCCACTTTGAAATGCTTCAACACATGCCTGACCTGTCTCTGGATTTTTTCCATCAGGAAACCAACAAGCATTCATGTTTCTTATATCAGTAACAGCTAAAAATTGTGTATCTGTTGAATGTACATTATTTGCATCAATAGTAGGCATTTCTATAGATTTACAATCTGGATTAGATCCCATCATAAATGCCTGGAATATTGCTAATGGGTTCATATCACCTATATCACTAATTATGCCTGGTATGATACCTCTAAACTCTGAAAAGTTTGTACCCATCATACCACTAATAAAAGGAATACTTCCATCAGGCACATTATTTATATACAAAGAGCGGGTTACTTGTTGACCACTGTCAACATCTTTACATTTTGCTCCAGTTCTCATAAAAAACTTATCACCTAAAGGTCCTCCGGTAGTTGAAGCAGGACTATCACCACTTGCCAATAATTCACCGTAAGCTAGTAAAGAACCAAAATTGCTTGCAATAGCACCACCGTCTTCGCTCATATTAAGCTGTGATGGTGATTTAATAAACTTGAAATAATTATAGTCTGGGCCAAGGATTTCTTCTTGTAGCTTATCTAGATCATTTAAAGCATTATCAAAAAAGCTCATTGTGTCTTACTATCTATTGATATAATTATTATGTAGAGCCAACAGGAGTTACTTTATTTGCACTATTAGCCATTTCATTTGTTTGATCTTTCGGAGGTATACTGCTCTTACCTGTATTCTGTAAACTAGTATTTAGTGCTGCTAACTGTGTGCTGTTATTTTCAACCTTTTCATTTAGTAAATCCATTTGTTGTCTTAATTGTGTTATTCCATCAATTTGTGATTTTAAAAATGTAATATTTGATGCATTGATTGTTGCTAGATATAAGGGATCATTTTGAAGACCAGGGTCTTTATATTGTGGTTGGGTTGTAGTGTCTTGTGAACCAGTTGCACCTTCAATTATAGTAGTACATCTAGTATAAATACCATAAACAATTATTACAATCATTAAACAGATAGTGATTTGTGCTAATAAATCTTCCATTATATAATGCAAAGTTTATATTTTCTACTTGTAGTATATAAGATGATATTTACTAATGCTAGTGGAAATATGCAACCATATAGATCTTGG